AGTTTCTTGTATTTTTTCAACTTCAATAGTATCTGATATTTTTTCAACTTGAATTGATTGTTCTCCATTTAAAATTTCAATAGTTTCTTGTATTTTTTCAACTTGAATTGATTGTTCTCCATTTACAACTTTATCAGTTTCTTGTATTTTTTCAACCTCATAAGTTTCTGAATTTTTTACAACTTCGATGTTTTTTAAGATATCAAGTAACGTACCAGAATTAAATTTTCGCTTTATAATATTGAACTTTGTTTTTGATTCAGTTCTCACGGTATTGTGATTTACCAATACTTCATTGTCTATATTTGATCCAAGTGTCTCCATATTTCCTAATATTTTATCTAAATAACCATTTTGCGAAGAATGATAAAATTGTAAATAACTATTGTATAGATTAATCTTTTCATACAGTAAACGATTCTCGTAACATAACGCATCTAAAAAAATGGTAATTGAAAATCCGATATTACTACCTTTATCGTGTGACAACAATATAGCACATTGATTATCGTAATGGGTTGAAAGTTGTTTTAATATAGATACAATAATTACGTGCAATTTAGATAAGTCTTCTGTATTGTATTCAACACTTATACATACATCACTATAAAAAATTATAGTTTCTATACGAGGAATACTATTTATTTCAAACGCAGAGTTTTTACAACTTTCAACAATTTCTGTAAATAATTTATAGTAATCCCTATACATTCGGTTAAAAACTGCCTTTGTTACTTTATCAAAATAATCAAGTTCCAATAAAAGGATTTTATATTGGAAAAAAAACGAATCTAAGCAATATATAAATATTTTTTTCGGATTATTTTGAATTAGATAATTATGTCTATGATTCATATCCACCATTTTAGTTTCAAGTGTTTTATATTTTTCACTGACTCTGATACGTTTTTCTAATATAATATCGAATTCAGATTCTAGTATACTATAATCAAACATCACTTAATATACAATAATGAATATTATATTATATCAGCGATTGTTGATAATTCTCATTATCTTGCAATAGTATTTTTAACGTCATATATTGTAAATTAACTTGTTATTACAATATTATTACGTGAAAACGGCGTTAAAAATTACCAATAGTGTAAAATACAAATTATGTCAGTTACTTGATAAATTATGTAATATTACATTAAGATAAATAAATATATAAACACGAAATTATGTTTTCTCTATTAAATGAGCGAAATACCTGAAAATTTTAAGAGTACTGTAGTTGATTTGCTCAATGATTTAAACAACACATATCCAGAATATAAAGACAAGTGGTCTATTTGGGTAAACTGTGACGAACCAGATTTAAAGGAATTACACGATTATATGGTAACAGTTTTTCCTGAACGTTTTTTTGATATTTTATATCAAAACGCAGACATTTTTAATAAAGATGATACCACTAATGTTAAGTTTTTACCTGATGTAGATTTCAGACTGTTATTTAACTGTGAAGGTATTAGCGATAATACAAAAAAGACATTGTGGAAATATTTGCAATTATTATTATTCGTCACCGTAGGTTCAGTTGAAGATAAAAGCAAATTTGGCGATACAGCAAACATATTTGAAGGTATAGACGACAATGTCCTACAGGAAAAACTTAAAGAAACTATGAATGGGCTTACTGGATTTTTCAATGATAGTGGCGCAGAAAAATATGATGCTTCTGGTCAAGAATTTAGTTTTGATCCAAGTGATAATACAATGCCTGATGTAGAAGGGATTCACACACATTTGAAAGGTATTTTCGACGGGAAAATAGGTAAATTGGCTAAGGAATTAGCGGAAGAGATATCTATAGATTTTGAGGATATGATGAAGAGTGATACAAATAATGTATCACAACAAGATATTATGAAAAAATTAATGAAGAACCCAAAGCAAATGATGGATATGGTAAAAAAGGTGAGTGGTAAACTTCAAACGAAAATGGACAGTGGTGAAATATCGAAAGATGAGTTGATGAAAGAAGCAGGTGAAATATTAAACAAAATGAAGGAAATGGGTGGTTCTAAAGAGGTGAATGACATGTTTAAGAAGTTTGCTGGTGGTATGGGTTTAGGAAAAAACGCTAAGATGGATATTAATGCGCTGAAACGAATGACCACCCAGGAATCTACGCGGGATAGGTTACGTAAAAAGGCTGAGGCAAACAAATCATCTAATCTAAAGCGCGACCCGATTACAGGAAAATTGGTATTTTCTACAACAGATGGAGTAAAACAAGAGCGCAGTACAGTTGACCAATCACGAATAGAAGACGAGGTAATTGCTTCTTTTGATGAAACTAAATCGAAAGAAAAGGCGACAAACAAATCCAAGAAAAAGGGTAATAAAAATGGTAAGGTAAAAAAATAAACAAGTATTATATAATGAGATTACTTAAATTCATAAATATACCTGTATTTCTTATTAGTTTAGCATTTGGATTATTTGCCGTGTACATTACATCGCCTGATAATAGAAAAATTATAGTGTATCCTACACACGAAAACGCGGGTTCTATTCAATATCGCGATAAAGCAAACAACTGTTTTTCCATAGAAGAGCAATATGTAGAATGTCCAGATGATTCCAGTAAAATTTCAAAGTTGCCAGTTCAATCGTAATATCCATAATCTATGTATTTTTTTTATTATTATTATATAATATATAGATGAACTTACAGAGATTATTAAATACAAAATTGGGACGCGTTTTTATATCGGTATTACTTGGAATTGGTTTAGCTACATTGTTTCAACGTACTTGTAGTGACAAAAACTGTATAATATTTAACGGACCAATTATAAAAGATTTTGATGATAAAATTTACAAATACGAAGGGAAATGCTATAAATACGCAGCATCTTCTTCTAAATGTGACAATAATACTAAAAAAGTGCTCGATATTACAACAGAAGAAAAGCTTGAAGGTTCGCCACCAACAAGTAACGGATTGTCGTTTTTAGGGAATAATAATTAAACAGATATAGTAGAAAATGAAATTCGTTATTACATTATTATTTTGATAATGTGATATGATATATAATATGGCTGAGCATACAACTAGAATCGACCAATTACCGGATAATGTTAAAATGCAAATAGGAGGTCAACCGCCTATTGGAGGTGGAAACTATGCCCCTATGAATATTCATCCCAATCCATATGGTAATGAATTACAACCTCACAACTCTCCAATGCCTGAGATGAGTCCACCAAAAAATGTTAAATCGGGTAGAATGTCGAACGAAGATATGGAAATGATAGGTAACACACCTCGTGTTCGCCTGCCTTCTCGTGATTTACCAACATACGAAGATGAGTATCTTCAAGATGAAGAAGTTATAAGCAATTATATACCAAAAGTAAGATTCAAAGATGATTATGTAAGGGATTATGAAGAAGTTACAACCGAAAAAATCCTACAACGGGAAACAAAAAAACGCAACACAAGCACAGTAGACCGTATTTTAACGGATCTACAGGTTCCATTGTTAATCACTATATTATTTTTTTTATTCCAAATGCCCACAATCAATACGATTTTCTTCAAGCGATTTGCGTTTTTGTCTATTTATAATAGTGATGGGAATATTAATTTCTTCGGAATTGCGCTTAAGAGTGTTATTTTTGGCGGACTGTTTTATATTCTACAAAAAACTGTTAACGTGTTGACTGATATTTAGAGCAATGTAACGTATCAAACAATTATACAATTACCATTTTTACACAATCATAATATATATGAACTTGTAATGTAAATACGAATTAATTATAAATCGAATATAACTATTTGTAGATAATTCTTATTTACAAATATAAACATAAATAAATCTTAACGTCAGTATATCATAATCTCAATGACTAGCTATAAATATATCAATACTGATGATGACTTTCAATCTTGCGTAACATCAATTGAAATCGAGAATATGAAAAGAGAACCAGATGATAGTGATATGATATTATATGTCACTGGTATTCTAAATAACTATCTTAATACATCAAAAGGACACAGTTGTAAACTCCCAAATTGGGGCAACCATTTTATTTTTTGTAGTAAAAATACAGAATATGTAATGAATATTTCGTCAAGTGGTAAATTAACAAAATATAAAACGTATGTTGATGGTTATACAGTAAATATAATAAAAGAACCTCTAATACGCGGCATTGGTAATATAACCATAAGCGTTAACGAAAATATATCTTCGCGAGAAATGCCTACATATAACGGTTTTTTTAAGGGATATACAATGAAAACAAACCCAGTTTTCATTAATTCTATTGCGTCTGGAAATAATATACTATTTAATAACGTTTTCCAGCTGTGGAAAACCAGAGCCAATAAATATAGTTTGGATTATAAATACGAGAACCAACAATTTTATATAACAGATAATATAGCTTTCGCCTTAGCAACTGCTTTGATTCACGATAACAGGTAATGCGTATAATATGCATTGAAATAAACGAATATAATTTCACGCACACTTTACACTCATATATAAACGGTTAGGTTTGTCATTATTGATACTCGATTAGAACAAGAATTCACTACTTTTTCTACTCTTCTTTGTAGTGTTTTTTTTTGTTTTTTTTGTTTTTTCTGTTTTTTTTGTTTTTGTTGTTTTTGTTTTTGTTTTTTCTGTTTTTGTTTTATTCTTCGTACATTGTTCTATTTCAGGATTGTATCTAAGAAACCACTTTTTATATTCTATTGTATCACGTTTGAGTTTGAGTTCTTCATGCTTATTTGTCTTTTCTTCTAAAATCGTTTCCATAGTTTCTTGTTTTCCAATACACTTTAAACTGAATCGCTTAAGCACACCTTTCTGTGTCAACCTATTTTTCTGTTTTATATCAAATAAATATTTAGACATACACAAAATGCGGTCTTTATCATGATGTGGTTCGTTAGAATAATAAAAAGCTAAGTAAAAACTCATCATAGTATCAATAGTAGCAATGTTGATTTTTTTACCATCTACATATATTGAATTGTAATTGTGACATGCTATTGGTTTATATATAAATGCTACACTTTCATTACCAATCGATATTTCAACACACATTGGTATTATTTCGCCAATTGCTGGTCTAGTTGTAGTCCTAATGTCATCATAACCATTGGAACGTAACTTATCTTCTAACAAGGATGCGGTTAAAACAGGGTCTTCTACTATAACATCAAAGTCAGGTATTCTACCAACCTTAGTATTTTTGTAGTTTTTTATATCTTTGGTATACAATTCGGCAGCATAACCACCAAAGAAAACGGCATCTCGAGAAATTAGTGTATCCCGTATAACATAGTATAACATTTCAGAATCTATCTTGACATTGGCTATTTTACTTCGGAAATCGAGTCCCTTGCAATTTTCTTTAGTTTTTAATGGATAATGTTTATTCAATAAGACAAGACGTTTGAGAACCTTTTCCCACCTAGATGTATCACCTTCTGGTCTCGATAATTCTAGATACATCGCCATTCGTAGAAAATTTGGTGGGGCGTAACTTATACCAGAAACTACCAATTCTTCCTTTTTTATTTGTTCGAATATTGTTGGATTTAGATGGGTAATATCTGCGACTGGTATATAATTTACGAAGACCTTGTATGTCCCGTAATGAACACCTGCTTTTGCTTCTACGTTCGTAAATCCATTTTTATAATAGATATCTGCCAATTCTACTGCGTCGTTCATAGCATCCGTTGAATAAAAATCATAATCTGGGATTTCGCTGCCAAAATTATAAAATTGAGCTTTTATAGGAAGTATGTTATTAATTGCTGTCCCACCATAACAAATGACTGATTTACTTTTTAAGAATTGTTCTACAACCTCTATAATGTTATTCACACCTTTCATATTGAGTAATCGCTTACCCTTAATCTGATCACCTTCGTCGACCGCATTTCGTAAGATAGCTAATTCGCAATCTTGAAATGTCATATTATCATTACAAATGTCGGTAGCGTATTTACGTTTATTTTTTATTTTATTTTTACTCGATTTGAACGATTGTTTATTTTTTATTTTATTATTGGGTTTCACAGTCATAATAAAGTTTATATATAATTTAATTAGAAATTATATTATTGTTAGTATTTATTTTATAACCTTTCATGTATATATTTCAAAATACTACTCATTGGTATAAACGCGGATTCAAAATGCTTAAACATATTGATATACTCTGATTTGTTTTCTAAATTAGAAACCTGTAACACTTGAATATTACGCCTCTCAATATTATTCTTTATCATATTTATAGTGTTGCTAGTTGTCAAAGGAACATTCGTTATTTTCATAATATTTGCGGGTAATCTAATGTCTGTATTATCTGAACTATACAATACATTATAAAAGTTCTCGTCTTCACCTTTTTCTCCTTCCATAACTTCTACATTAATGCAACCATCTTTGGCAGACAAACTTAATTTTGATTTATTATATGCGTCATTTACGTATTGACTTCTAGTTATTATAAATACAACCTTGTCTCCCAATTCACCTAATAGAGTATTGCCTGTCACGCACCTATCACATTGAACTTGCTTGGTTAGTTTATCATGAACACCTTTTGTCATTTTATTCATTTGTTTTCCGATAGATGTTATACTATTGGAATATGACGAATTTGCTTTTTTTAATTTAAGAACGTCACTACCCAATGTTTCATTTTGTAAACGCAACATCGATTCACTGTTTCTTAATTTATCTATCTCTCGTTGAACGGATGGAATTGCTCCAACAACCGGTTCAGTTTCTAAACTCTTATTTAATTCACTTTGTTTTTTCTCTTTCTTAGCATCTATTTCTACTTTATTTGCTTTTTTTGACAGTTCTAAAATTGCTTTATTTGATGCTTTTAATTCTTCAATTTCTTCCGCACCTTCTGTTCCTTCTATTCCTTCCATTCCTTCAATTCCATTAGTATTATTGTCTTTATAAGCAAATTCCAACAGCGTTAAATTTTCATATAATTCACTTTCAGTCCCGATAATGTGATTCGTATTTGTGAACGATTCTTCTTTAATCTTGTTGACACTTTCATTTGTATCTTTCTTAAAAACATTTATAATTTTCATGACATTTTTCTTTGTATCACTTAATAGCGTTTTTACTTCACCTGGTTTATTATATAACTCATTTACAGTAAACGTTTTGAGAATAAAATTGTGTATATTATTATAAAATGGTTCAGAACCATTCGACGATACGCGGATATTTATAAAAAGAGGCATGTTGGGGTTCTGACCAAGTTTCATAGATGCTTTACACACATTTAGCACGTTATCAAACTTTATTTTATCTGATGCGAATGGAACACCATCCTTTTCTGTAACAAAAAAATCTAACCATCTTACCCCTTTTCTAAGGAGTTTATCTATATTTACAATAGATGCTTTTCCGTCCAACATAACAGAATCTGATGACGCCATTGTACATAAATTTTTAAGTGGTTCTTTCAATATCACGTCAATTGTATTTTTAATATCTTTATTTTCCAAACCCTCGCGCCGTAATTCACTTCTCTCGCATAATAGTGTATAAACAACTATAGTTGTTATTATTATAATTATCACTATTACTAATTTTGTTAGAATGTCTGTCATATATTAGTATACTATAAAGTAATATAAATTGTTCTCCTAATGTATATAAAATCAACTATGGCAGGTGGATTACTAAATTTAATAGCAGAAGGTAATCATAATAGAATATTAACAGGTGAACCCACCAAAACGTTTTTTAAAGTCACTTATTCTAAATATACAAATTTCGGACTGCAAAAATTTAGACTTGATTACGACGGACTACGCGAACTAAGAACAAGCACTGAATCTACGTTTAAATTTAAGGTTAAACGTTATGGTGATTTACTTATGGACACTTACTTAGTTGTTAATCTACCTGATATATGGAGTCCATTTTATAATCCTAAGGCACTAATAGATGAGGATGGTGAACTAAATAACTGGCAGAATACTGACGGGCGTTGGGCACCATACGACTTTAAATGGATTGAAAATATCGGCACGCAAATCATAAAAGAAATTGAGATTACTTGTGGTTCTATTAGACTACAAAAATATACGGGTGACTATTTAGCAGCGATGGTTGAACGCGATTTCAACAGTGAAAAAAAGAAACTATTTAACGAAATGAGCGGCAATATAAGTGAGTTATATGACCCCGCGTTTTCTCTAGGGCGAATTAACACTTACCCGTCTGCGTTTTATACACAAAATGCTATCGGTGCAGAACCTTCCATTAGAGGCAGACCGATTTATATACCGATTAACACATGGTTTACGATGGATAGCAAATGTGCATTCCCATTAGTTTCATTACAATATAGTGAACTCGAAATATCAATTACATTGAGACCCATTAAAGAACTATTTGTCGTTCGTGACGTTTTTGATACTGCTAATGAATTTCCATATGTTGCTCCCGATTTTAATGAAGAACGTTTCCAGATGTATAGATTTCTACAAACGCCACCACATCCTATAGTAAGTAGCGAAAAATACGACACTAAGATTAATACTTGGAATGCCGATATTCATATAATATCAACCTACGGATTTCTTTCAAAAGACGAGGCACAAGTCTTCGCTATGAAAGAGCAAATGTACCTTGTTAAGGACGTTTTTCGTTATGATTTTCAAAATGTTACTGGTTCAAAGAAATTAAAATTGACTTCGTCTGGCATGGTTGCTAACTGGATGTTTTATTTACAACGCAATGATGTAAATATGCGCAATCAATGGTCCAATTATACAAACTGGCCATATGGGCGACCCCCTATTGCGATAACTAATGCCCTTTTAGACATTCACGATAGTGAGTATTTTCCGCAATCAATTCGCGATGAACTTATTAGCATTGGCGTTACATCTGGACCAAAACAAGACCCGAAATCATCTAAAAATACTGGTTTTTTTGTAACTGGCGATTTCAGCATTGAGAATCATAAGCAAATTTTACAAACGATGGGTATTTTGTTAGATGGAGAATATCGGGAAAATACTATGACTCGTGGTGTATATGATTATGTAGAAAAGTATGTCCGCACGAAAGGATATGCAAAAGAAGGATTATACTGTTACAATTTTTGTCTTAATACAGATCCCTTCGAATATCAGCCATCGGGTGGAATCAACATGAGTAAATTTAAAACGATCGAACTTGAAATTACTACACACGCACCTGCTTTTAGTGAATCCAGTGATTTTAAGACTATTTGTGACAGTGAGGGAAATATAATTGGAACTAATAAGTCAAGTTGGAGATTATTTGATTATAATTATAACTTAATAGTATTTGAAGAACGTTATAATATACTATCATTTATTTCAGGACAATGTGGGATGATGAATGCCAGATGAGGATTTAAATGTTCATCGGACATTGACCACGAAGAATGTCAATCTACTATGCGGATTGAATTCTTCATTGGTTTAGTATATTCGCTATTTACTATATATTATATTATCAATATATAGTAACTTTATAGTATGTCCTCTATGGATACAAAATGGAAGAAAAATATACCAATTACAAGCAATGTAGAGGGTTTAACAAATAAACTGGAAAATAAAAGTATAACTCGTAGCGAAAAAGATAAAGAACAAACCAAGATGTTAGATGAACTTAAATTTCGCATTAAAAATATACATAATAAACGTAAAGGATTCACGAGATTACCCCATTTAACAGACGTTAACGATGATAGAGATGGACTTGAGAACGATGACAAAGATGGATTTGAGAACGACGACAAAGATGGACTTGAGAACGATGACAAAGATGGATTCGATAACGATGATAGAGATGGATTCGATAACGATGATGATATAGACGGATTCAAGACGAAAAAGAAGAAATCATTTAAGAATAATTTTAAAAAAAAAAACATTATGACGGGCAAACCTAAAACACTTAATAGACCTAAAGCAGTTAACATACCTAACGCACCTAATAGACCTAAAGCATTTAACGCACCCAACGCACCTAACGCACCTAACGCACCTAATATACCTAAGGCACCCAAAGAACCTAATAATCTATGGAACTATTTATTAAATTTTTGTTCTGGTCAATGGGGCAAATTAAATCCATATCCGCATGGTGCTAGCTTAGGCTTAACCTACATTTTATTCTTATTTATATATCTACAACTATATCATTTAAATTTTAAAAAGGACTTTCAATCAAATGGACAGGATGGACAAAATGAAACAGATAAACTACCAAGCGAATTGAAGGATATATTGGAAAATATAGCAGATTCTCTCTCTAAAACACTGGGCAGTTGGGTAAAGGACCCCGAATACGTTGATATAAAACATAACGAATTTTTGAAAATTGTTAATTATTTCGCAAGGTTTGACGCTGGGGTATTTTTTAGATATATATTCATTCCTGTGCAGGTTGTTGTAGCAATTACGCATAATATAATACCCAATATGAAAATAATACCTATTTTAGGTAATAAATATTTTTTCACAGTGTTGTTTGTGGTTTTATTTATGATGTCTTATGGTAAATTTGTAATAAAAGAAATTGACAGTTTGCCTAGAGCAAAAAGAAAAGGAACAAACACAGATGGTAAATGGTGGGGGTTTATTACAAAATATTACTCACACATTCCCATCTCTTATTTTGTAATAGTCGGAATTATTATAATATGTGCGTTTGCGCTCGATTTTCTTAAACAAATGGGTGATGGTTCTTATTTCGGCGATGGGTTATTTGCAGCTATTGCTAAAACCCTATTCAAGATTTTTTCTCTAAGTATGAGCATTGTATTGTCAGGGCTTGCGGCTATACCACTCGGTATTTATGCGTTAACCTGGTTTATTTTTCCAGAAGGGATAGGCGTGCCCAATACTTCTAAGTGGAGCAATGCGATTCGAGATAATTATCTTGTTCCTGAATGGGATGTATGCGAAGAAAGTATGATAAAAAAATGGATTTATTATTTATTTCGTAAATTGTGGAACAATAAAATATTAATCTCAACCTTTGTTATTATTGATATTATGATTACGTTATCAATTGGTAAAGGTGACTGGGTAGATGGAGAAGAAATACGGAATGAAATGTGGAACTGGTATTTTTTTCGTTTTATTTTTCCATTATTATTTATTGTGTCAATCTTCTCTCAACAAACAACAAAAGAAAAACCTTTACTTGATTATCTAAAGCCTTCTTCAACTATACAAAAAATTAAATCTATTATACAATATTTGAGAGGAAATTCTGTAACAACCGACGAACAACCTCCTACAAATGTTTAATAAATAACTAGCAATCTGATAATAAACGATTATATTCATAATATAATGTTGTTTCGATAAAATCATTTAGAAAATACACCTGATAACTTCTAAATGGGTAAGAAAAGTAAAGTCAAAAAATTATTGCCATTTGTATCTATATGTACCCCTACTTTTAATCGTCGTCCATTTATTCAGACGATGTTCGAGTGTTTCAGAAATCAAAAATATCCAAAAGATAGGATGGAATGGATTATAATTGATGATGGTACGGATAAAATTAAGGATTTAATCGACTTAGCGAATATTCCACAAATCAAATATTTTCCATATGATACCAAGATGACTCTGGGTAAAAAACGTAATATAATGCACGATAAAACAAAAGGTGATATCCTTGTATATATGGACGACGATGATTATTATCCTCCTGAGCGTGTTCCGCACGCTGTTTCGATGTTAATGAAAAGCAAGGCGATTTGTGCGGGTGCTAGTGAATTGTATGTATATTTCAACGACCTTAAACAAATGTGGCAATGTGGTCCATATGGTCCGAATCATGCAACTGCTGGAACTTTTGCGTTTAAACGAGAACTATTAAATAAAAGTAGATACAATGAAACTGCTTGTCTAGCAGAGGAACGTGAATTTCTACACGGGTATACTATACCTTTTGTTCAACTAGAACCAAGTAAGACGATATTGGTATTCTCGCATGACCATAATACGTTTGATAAACGTAAATTACTGAAAAATCCACATCCAGACTATATGAAATTATCTGATAAAACCGTAACAACTTTTATTAGAAATGATTGCGAAGAAAATATTAAACAATTTTTCACTAAAGATATGGATACTATGTTATTAGATTACGAACCAGGTAAACCTATCAATAAACCAGATGTATTAAAACAGACTAAGGAAATAGAAGAAAAACGTAACAAAATGGAAGCAGAACACAAGTCGCAACAAGATACTGGGCAAATCACTATACAGGAACCAGGAAAACAACCCGTAGCATTAAAAAATGGAGACATAGTTAATTTGATAAATGGACTGCGAGACCAATTGAAAATTGTTAATGCGAAAAATGTTGAATTGTTGGAAATTATATCTATTATGCAGAATAAGCAAATAAGCATGACAAATGAACATCAAGAAGAACTGAATATATTGCGCCTTTAATGATTTGTAACGATCAATTGTGGTTTTATTTGAGAAGTGTAATAATATTTTAACTCCCTAACTGTGTGATTCAATAATTATTTATTAACAATTATTGAAATTATTCATTTTTATCAATGTAACGATATATACGTCTTATGTCTAATTTTGATATATCTAAATCGTTGAATGCTACATTTGACTCGTTATCATTCGATTCCCAATACTCATCGCCGTGAGTATATCTTAGTTTTTCGAAAAACGAACATATATCACGACGATCCATATCTAATTTTTGACACATAGTAAATATAAATTGTTGGTTATTATATTCAGTTGAGTATTTAGTGAGAACCTTTGTAAATCTTATATCTACTGGTTTAAATTTGTTTTTAACGTTTGGTAAATTTTCATGATATATATAGTTACTATGAAAGGTTTTATTCATTGAACTCATTTCGTTAAATTGCCATATCTGGTGTTGAAATGTTATGCGATCCATATAATCTGAAAAACAAAAATTATTCAGTATTTTTAAATACAATGGGATAGATTTTTCACTTGTATTTTTGTTTAACATGTCTATTATATTTTCATGCCACAATAGTGCTACAATTGTTCGGTCAGTTTCGTTCATGAAATTATTATGCATATCAAGAGAAACCTTATTATTTATCAATTGTTTTGTTATTTGCTTCGAATCTTCGTTATAAAATTTCGTGTGTAATATATCATTCATAGTTTCGTCATCCAATGTATTATTGTTAATACTACATATTTTTGTTATAAAATTAAGTTTTCGTAGATCACCTTGTATGTATTTTAACACTTTGTTCATAATGTCTGAATTTATTTGACCAGATGGTATGATTGTTCCTATTATATTATGCATCTCTTCGTCTGTCGCTGTTTTTAATTCAAATGAATTGCATACTTTCATTAATTCTTTCAATTTTTTGTCGCTGTAATAATTACCAATACATATAATTGGGTTTAATGTTACATTTTCTAATTTTTGTTTTTTCGTCTTTTTTTGACGTATTAATTTTATCAATGCTGTTATACCTCCTTTATCTCCACTATTCATACCATCGATTTCATCCATGACAATTGCTATCTTCGTCTCTTTCCTATACATCATGTCTAACACATTTCGCGTAGATACATTATTACTTGTTATTGTATCAATTAGTGAACGATTTCTTATATCCCCAGCATCATATTTAATAACATCGTAACCTAAGTCTTTCAGTATATTATTTACAAATTGTGTTTTTCCAGTTCCTGGTGCACCATATATATAAAACCCTTTTTTGAATGATGCGTCGTAACATTTTTCCTGAAATGTGTTCAATATATTTTTTATTTTTGTTTCAATATCATTCCTATTTAACAATTCATTAATATTTTGCATTTCGATTATTATAATAAAAATAATTGTATCTATATACATTTTGTAACTATCTATCTGAAAGCACTAAAATCAGATGTTAGTGGTATATAATTAGATCCACCACGTTTAGACAATAACCCATTGTATGTATAAGGGTCCATCCCCCCTGGTGTAGTGTTTACATATTTCTTTGTTTGTATGTCACCATTGCTTCCCGAAGCATATCCTCCTGCGTTTGCGTATTGTCCGTTACGTTGTGTATCTTTTATTAAATTTGTAGTTCCGCTAGCTACATCCTTTCCTAATCCTATAGTTCCTGTTGCGACCTCTCTTCCTAAACCTATCGCACTTGCTGTGGTAGATTTCAAACCCGAAACTGCGTCTTTTCCCAGTCCAATTACACCAGAAGTCACCTCTTTTCCTAATCCAACCGCACCAGAAGTTGCTTCTTTTCCTAATCCAACCGCACCAGAAACCGCATCACCACCTAACGTAGCACCATCTACTGCTAATCCTGCACCAGTGTCTATTACCTTTTCGGCTAATCCTGTGCTGGTGTCTATTGCTTTTTCCGCTAGTCCTGTCGTTTTATTTACTACATTGTTAGATAAACCACCTGCGGTTCCTACTATACCACCAGTAGACACATTACCACTACCTCCTTGCCCGTTGTTACAGGTTTCACAATTTTTACCGTTACAACTTGGACAACTCAAGTGCACATAGTCAGTTTTCAACATATAATCTTGAGACATTGGTTGAGAACTACCCGAGGCACCGTCAGCGTTCCAGTAATGAAACCACTTCCAATACTCTGACATCGCCGAGTTGGTTAAGTCAGACTCGTTGTGTTCTGTTTCTTTTTCTTCTGTTTCTTTTTCTTCAACGACAGCAGTAGGTTGTTCCAGAGTTGTCCCTATATATCTTACAGTTCCTAGTAATTTATATTTATTGGATTCACAGTCACCTACATTTGTTAATAGAATAATAACTGTATAACTTAAATGGGTCATCATTAACACCTGTAATGTGCCGTCATTGTTATTTAGTTTACTCACTGCCAGGGTTTGTGGGTCAGAACTTCCAACGTAGTTATTTCCTGATAAATCAATAGTCTTTATAACACTATTTCTATCTAATGTATTCCATGTTGTTGTTGTGGTTTCGGTTGTCATTCCCTCTAGTTCTTCGTTAGTCAAACGATTATTGAATAATGTGAATGTTTCAGTATTTACAATATTTACAGTACTATCAGTTGCTGGATTATCGATTGTCTTCGAAATCAACAATTGAGCGATAGCGTCGTAATATATACCATCAGTTAATTCCATAACATTCACTGTTTTACCTGCTATATTAATATTGCTATTTCTCATAATAATAGTTGGTGGTGCTTTTGCTATTTCTAAACCTTTATTCTCAATTAGTGTAAATTCATTTTTTAATATTCTGCCAGCATCTATTACACAAGTAGCTCCGTGTTTATTTCCCATTAAATCGACAGTATGTATGAAGGTTTTTGTTCCTATACTTATATAAAATAACTGTTCATTATCACTCTTCTCGTATACAGAAAAAGCAGGATATGTGCTGCCTTTATGAACCTCGTCATTTTCCGTCATTATAACGTCTTTTATATCTCGTTTAATAAATGTTCTTGTATTACCCGCACGGTTAATAACCCACATGGTCTGATCATAATCTCTTACAACATTTCCAGTATTTGTATCAAAAAAGTTTTTGTTCGATGTACCAAAATCCACCAAAACTTTTGATGCGTTTGGGTAATGTTTCGATACATCACTTCCTGATATAGGAGCGTTGCCAAATCCTTCAATTGACGCATTGTTGTACCAAAGCATAGAAACTACCAATACTATTATAATTATTCCAAATAACCATAATGGTGTTAACTTAAAATTGAACATGGTTTATTATATACTATAAGTAAATAAAAATATCTGTTCTTATTTACTTATGCCGAATAAACCTTTCATACCCCTTGCCAGAATATATAATGATTCGAATAACTTCGAAATGGGAATTGACGAGTGTGCTCGTGGTCCTTTATTTGGGCGATTATATGTGGCTGCGACAATTTTGCCTAAAAATGAAGAGTTTACACACGACGAAATGAAAGACAGTAAAAAAATCAAGTCGCGCATTAAAATGCGTGAATTGTCCGATTATATAAAAAAACACGCAATAGCATGGCATATACATTTTATAGAATCCGATGTTATAGATGAGATTAACATTCGACAGGCTGTCTTAAAAGGTATGAAAGAGTGTATTAAACAAGTGCTATCCAAAGTAGACACTACTGCTCAAAACACATTCCTTGTAATCGATGGTAATGACTTCAATGGATATACTGTATTTGATAATGATACGCAACTTATTCGCGAAGTCCCATATGCTACAGTAGAACAAGGTGATGGTAAGTATACGTTTATAGCAGCAGCATCTATTCTTGCTAAAAACGCACATGATGAATATATTTTGGATTTGTGTAATGAATACCCACAATTAATTGAAAGATATGGTCTTAATACAAATGTCGGTTACGGAACAAAGAGACATTTAGATGGTATTATTGAACATGGTATTACGCAATGGCATCGTAAAACCTATGCTCGTTGCAATTGTGCTAAATATGCACCTTTATAAAAATTGAATTCGTGGTAACGACTTAGTATTGGTGTAAAAAATACATTTATTATGATCATCGAGTGTTTTACGAATGGACAAGATATTTATACTATCAATATTGGTCAGAACAAAGCAGATAATTGGCGTTTGTTAGATAACTCAAATGAAAATAATGTATGGTTTCATGTTTCGAACACATCGTCTGCGTATGTGGTGTTAGATACGACGTTTGCTATAAAGGATATACCAAAAGTCGTTATATACCGTTGTGCGGTTCTCTGTAAGATGCATTCTAAAGTTATTCCAAATAAACACGTTGTTGTCAATTATACTTATGTAAAACATGTTACAAAAGGTTTTAGAGAGGGTCAAGCAATCATTGGTAAATCGATGAGTATTACGATCTAACTAAAACCAATTCTTTGAAACATATTATAAAACCACTTTTTATTTACATTTATGAAATTGGTGTTCTCGTCCATTGTTGAATAACCTATGAGAATGGTATCTTCGATTTCAACAAACCCAAGAGAATATTCTATCATTTTTCCTGTGAATGTAAATAATGGTGTGTATCGTTTTAATTCATATGTTTCTTTATCCAATGTTATCATCATATGATAATAATATCTATGGTCTTCATACGACACAAGATGCGTTAAAAACCATATTTCATCATCTATTATAATGCCATTTGACGACCCTCGTATATATTTGAAAGATAAAGGTGTGTTTACGCTTTGGATGTCGACAAGTATTCCTTCAATTATAGAACCAATTGTTAGTGGATGCCATTTATAAACGCATTTCAGATGGTTGTTTGAATCACTAAATAATACCCAATTTTTCTCTATTTGGTTCTGGTTCTCTTTCTTTAGTATATATTCATTACTTGTATCGTTCATTATTATTTCACCATGTTCAATAAATATATTGGTGTTTATCACCCTATTCGCATTATATAATAATTTACCTTTATGAGATATTATTCTTAAGTCTTCGGGTCCTTTATAATACCCGTCATATTTAGTATTATAATTTAATAATGCAGCGTCGCAGTTTTGGCGGTTTTTATTGAATCGCATGATTACGTTTTTAGTTATAATATTTTCTTGGTTCTCGTAATTACCATTTCTATTGATTCTATAATTAACAAATCGTATATTTATAACCACTTCTCCATTATGGAAGCAAATTGTGGGTGTGCTTCCTATAAACGCTGTATCATTGACCAATTTATCACCTATTTGGGAAAGCGAATTGTATTTATCATGATATACACCTTCAATTTGAGGAACATAGAATTTATAATTACTAATAATATTTTGATAAATTTTAATTTCGATAGTATGATAATTTAATAAATCCATCGAACATCGGAGTAGGTCGTAATTATCAGGATTTATATAGTAACCTAATATGGATAACTCATAATCTAATTTAAAATCATAAATGTCTTTCTCCAAGAATAAGAAGTCCCATTTTTTAATTTCAGAACGTTTGTCTCTTGCTATCTTGTAAAACATATATGCCAACTCGTTTTTGCTATTAATTCTATAGTAATTTACAATTTCGTAAAGGTTCTCTATTCTAGTTGAATTACAAGAATATGCTTCTAGCCAATGAAACACAGCTTTATCCATCAAACCGCGCGATTTATATATCTTACCTAATGAATAATGACTATACCATTGTTCTTCACTCCATCCACCAAATGAGATGCGTCTCTTATATGTCTCGATTGCCTCGTCTGTTCTGCCAGCATCACGTAAACTATTCGCCAAATAAAATGTATAACGCGGATTATTAGGTATATCTTCCAAACCTTTTTTTAATAGACGAATATCTCTCTCGAATTTATCTGACTTACACCCTCCGTCACCTATGTCCGATACAAACATATCACATTTATTGAAGAAATTATAACTTGTCCCTGCTGGTAAATCCATGTACTCGTGTGTATATCCCACGTAATTGATACCTGGTTTATTTCTTACTAACCGAATATTCTTATAGTAAAAAGAGTCTGTGCCTTGTAATATATAATGTGCGTCAGCATCACTTATATGGAGTTTAAAACTACTCACATCGAAATTAACGGGGATTTGTAATACCATGTCGGCATCTAATAATAAAATAAATTCTGCTGTATCCATATTTTTACAGTATTCTAGTGCTTTGTTCCGATTGTATCCAAAATCGCGAAATGGTTCGTGAAATACTTTACCTGGTATGCCTTTCAATTTAAAATAACTATCTATTATTTCGGGGGTTTTATCTGTGCTACCTGTATCACAGATACAATAACTGTCTATAATGGGTAATACGCTATCCATTAGACGTTTAATAATTGCGCTCTCGTTTTTTACTATCATATTTAGACATATATTAATTTGCGAGTTTGTTAACATCTCAATTATGGAGAACGAACAGAAATGTTTATAGACCTTCTATACATATAGACCTTATATATATATATGTATATATATAAATTAATTAATGTCTTTCACTCGCTTTCACGATGACCCAACCAGAATCAGAAAGCAGTTGCAACAGAGCAGTGGTTTGTGTAGGTATCAATTAGACGCACCTGGACCCGGTATATCTACTCCCTTTGTAGAAGACCCGCAGATTCGTCTTCAAAAATGGGGGGCAAATTTAAAGACAAATACAGTCAATTTAGAGAGTGATTTAAGAGGAATCGGTCACAGACTATCAGCAGACGATAAAGATTATACGGCATTAACGCCATCTACAAATAACAAGATTTATGGGTCTCAAGACGCATTTATAGATGAAAGTCGCGCTAGTCATCCTGCTTGGATGTATAGAGATTTAGAACATAGTCGTTGGACCACATCTTTTCACGATGTTCAAAAGAAAACCGAGATACCATTCTCTTACAATGAACCATCGCGAATTTTAGAGAAAAATAAAATACGTACTAATACTATCATTGAAGGACTTGATGAAAGTGACCCAAGTGGTCGTGGTGGACTAACACTTTCTAAGCAAGCGACTGGCGAAAACGGTAAGGGTACGAAATTCGCAATGGTTTAACCGTTTCACTTGAATAAACTCATTGTACGATTGGATAAATATGATAATATAATATATATTAATATACTATCATGGAAGTAATCATACCATTATTAGCAATGTCTGGATTATATGTATCTACAAGAACAAAAGAAACACGTGAAAATTTTACGTCTTCAATGTTACCAAATGTTGATATTCCAGACCGTAATTATATTCCACCCGATACAAACGCGGCTGAAAGTGACCGTTCTAGTAAACTTGCTAAAGATAACGCGTATGACGGTCATCGCGTGTATACTGACAAATACTTCAATGCTAATATGAACTCAGAGATGATTCAATCAAATAATGATTCACCTGTTGAAGCACAGTATACATCGTTGTCCGGAGAAAGCGTAGGCTCAAGTCATTTCCATCATAATAATATGGTGCCCTTCTTCGCTGGTAATATTCGTAGTCGCGTAATCGATATGAACGCGAATGAGAGCGTTTTGGATAATTATGTGGGTTCTGGTTCTCGGTCTTATTCAAAAAAGGAACAAGCACCTCTATTTGCTCCGAAGGAACATCAGCAATGGGCAAATGGTGCTCCAAATAATACAGAGTTCATGAGATCGCGCGTAAATCCCAGTTCTAAAATGTCGAATGTTAATCCATTTAAACAAGAGCAGGTTGCGCCTGGTCTTGGATTAGGTTACACTACTGAAGGCAGTGGTGGATTTAATTCTGGTATGTCGCAACGCGAAGCGTGGAGTGCAAAAACCGTAGATGAATTGCGCGTTCTTACAAATCCCAAGGCTGGAGGTGTAAGTATTATCGGACACGAAGGACCTGCAAGTTCGCACATCAAACAAATGGGTAGTCAGGGTATTCAGGAAAAACATCGTCCAGATACTTCGTTCGAGATGACAAAAGATAGGTATTTTACTACTACTGGTTCTCAGAAAGGACAAACATTGAGGTCTACTCATATTGACAAGGATGTAAGTCGTCCTAGCACGGCAGTTGAATATGCTGGAGGTGCTGGATATTATAATACGTCACTTTACGTTGACGGCGAGCATATGCCAACCCACAAACAACAGTTGGATGGACCCGCTTTTACACCTGCTGGCTTTAAAAATGGCGGGTCAGCTACTTCATCTGACTACGGAATTAAAAGTAAAACAGTTTATCCAAATAATCGCACTACTACCACGAACGATAAATACTTTGGTGCGGTAGGAGGGGCGTTTGGTGCTGTAGTAGCACCATTATTGGACGTCCTTAGACCATCGAAAAAGGAGAATACCATTGGTAATCTTAGACCATATCAAAAAGCTAAGGCATCTGTATCGTCATCGTATCTGTATGACCATAACCAACACGCAGCACCTACCATTCGTGAAACTACTGAGGTTGGCAAGTTCCATCCTCTTATGAATGCTAACCAAAGTGGGGGCGGATATAAAGTAAGCGAACACCAAGTTGCTCATACCTCTCGTTCAGAAACTGCTAGGGACTATACTGGTGGGTCTAGTGCTGCGGCTGGTAGACAGGATACACGTTCCTATACTGCAGAATACAATCAACGCAACAATGACATCAAATCGTCGACTATTAAAAATGGTCGGACTGCTTCTGGTAACATGAAGTTATTTACAGCCGACGTTAATATGTCAGCAAAACACAAAGACAAAGACCTGGTCAACAGTCGCTCTCTAACTAAAAAAATGCCCCCAACACCTCCTTCTATAAACTCTATGGGAACACTTTCTGGTGGTAATTCTTTAAATCAATATATTAATGTGGAACGCAATACAACTGATATTGCCAGTGTTCTAAGTGGTAATCCATTTGTTATTCCATATTCTGTAAGATAATTTTTGTGTTTTTCTCGATTTATTTCATAAAATTGATTACTTTTCGTGTTTGTCTTATTCTAATACAATTAAACAAACTATTAGACAAACTATTCCAGTTATTTATCTATTTATTCCTTCATTTATTAATATTAAATATGCCTTGTAGCATTTGTTATCAAACGGGTCATAATATTCGTACATGTACTTATCTAGAACCAGCTTTGATTAGTGATGACATTTCATCCATTTCATACGATGAGTTTTATACACATAATTTAGACTTGCCAAGCGTGAGTGTTGCAGAACTTTTGGTTGAAACTCCATCGAACTTATACTCTTCTATAAATTCATTTGAATATCCACCTTTCGAAGATATATTTCCTGAAGTTATAGAGTGCATGGTATGCTATGAAGAGATAGAGAACGAAAAGGTAAGTCTAAAATGCGGACATTCTTATTGTGTTCAGTGTTTTATTAAGCATATGCGAGTCGGGAATAATTGCGCTGGCTGTAGAGCACATATATGTGACCCACCTAAGAAACCACGTGCAAATCACATTCTTTCACAAGACGAAATTAGCGGCATCGTCGACCGTAATTTGATTAATGGACCAGATTTTATTGAATCCGTTCGTTCCGACCTTCTAAGACAGACCAATAGGCATATCGAAGCAAGTGGTGGTGATACCACTGAAATGCAGCGTTATCAAATGTTGATTATTATGGAACAAGCTATCAAAAACACTGATATTAATTTCGGTTTTTGGTTGGCGGGAATGAGTATGGCACAGAATATTATAGATGCGGTTACATTATAATGAGTGGCGATAAATGACTATGTCATATATTTGACTTATAAAAATAAAAATAAAAAAAAAACATAAAAATAAAAAATGAAATCTTAATTGGTTTTTTTATTTAATTCACAAATGTATATATAAATAATAGACATAATAATATTACAAATGAATGGTAATGTTATTATATTGTATAATACTCAACAATTATTATATAACATTCGGTCGTCTCTTCCGAATTTAACATGTTCTATTATAATTTTTTTGGTAGGTTCGTATGTATTGTCTCAAATTGATATTCCTTCTTATAATAAAGATACAGTTACTTTAACCAGATGGTACATTGACCATCCTCTTAACGCTTGGTCTTCTATGTTATACGCATTACCTAATGTACCTATGGTAATGAAAATTCCTCTTATTACGTTATCTATTAGTAGTTTTAGTTTATGGTCTAACTCACAACCACATATTAATTTTATGGACGTTACTAGTCTTTACTGGGTTATTGTTTCAACTTCATTGTATTCACTCCCTTATTCGAAGCATAATGAAAAAGTGTTATGGGTGTTACATTTATCCACTACTACATTTATAGGTTTGTCTATTTATTCCGGTTTTTATCGTGAAATTTTATTATATTATGATATAAATATCGTTCCATTTACAGGTGCTATTCATATTATTTGTGGGATTACTCTTTATTGCTATTATCTAGATAATTTATACTTTAATATTAGTAGTTTTATAATTACTTGTGGATACATTTGTAAATTACAAAATATTTATTACCATATGTATCTGGGTACTTTATTGTTTCATCTATTTACCGCCGTTGGTATTTATATCTTGATGTATATGGACAAACCTCAATTAAAAAATATTAATATTATTATTCCGAAAAGTCAATCACTGACAGTATTAGATGGATTGTAAGATTTTTATACGCTTTACATATCGTCGCTGACAAATAATTTGTTCATATTAATCGCCTCTATATTATATTCCACTGGGTTAAGTAATCGTTCAATTAAATCATTGTCGCGAAATCGAACCGTATATTCCTGTTGAATCTTATTTCTACCAATTCTACCCAATGCTTGAATAATCTTTTGTTGGGTCATATTTGTCAAATCCTTACCTATGAATCCATGACAGAATGAGTAATTCGTACCATATATATAATCATCTGATGCGATTATTAAATATAAACGCTGTGAATACGCAAGTGACTTCATGATTTCAGCATACTTTACATTATTATGTGTATCAAACATCCCAATACCCATCAATAATAATACCTTCTTATGGTCTTCTACGTCTAATTCCATTATATCACATACAGTTTCTTCATCAATATCTGATACAAATGCGTTAGACAATGGTTTTCGTGTCCAATGCTCTTGATGTATATTGGTATTTGGTATGTTCACATCGGGTAATTTAACTGATACAATGTTATTACGTAATTTATCGATATCGTGTATTAATTCACTTATTACAGGGTCTTCCTTTTCACGACGTTCCATTTTCTTATTTCCATTGTCTTTCGTTTTTGTATTATGTTTTAAAGCCGAGTGTTTTCCGCCATCATTTGATTCCCCCTTTTCCGTTGTTTTATCTTCTAATACTTTCTGTTTTTTTACCAGTTCTTCTGTTACTTTATTGTTGTGTTCAATCCGTCGTGTTATCTCTTTGAATACTTTATTGGATATGTTAGAATGTTTTATATAATAATTACCTATTTTCGTAACGTCTTTTGCTAGGAAAATAGTAGGACCATCCGTCAATGTATGCGCGTCACTTGTGGTCAATAATATTCCATTTGATTTTTTATCATCCGCCACGTTTTCTCCGTTATTTTCTGCGAATTTTTCAGTTTGTGTTTCTTTCAAATGGTTATGAATCTGACTCCATACATCTTCCTCTATTTGATTTAAGGAATTTAAGTAATACATCTTCAAATTTATCATTGTGATTTCAGATAAAGAAATAAAGTGCGCCTCTAATTTATAATCTTCGTTTATTAAATTATTTTCATTTATATATTTTACGAAACGAATTATCTCGGATAGGTCAAAATAACGAAGCAATGTCTTGTTTTCAATACAATGAGCCACTGACCTCTTCATTTCTGAATAATCTGAATATAACAAATGAGGTAGAACGCATTTGTTTTTATTATTCAATAGAGATATTGATTTCTTGAAATCATAACTGTTTATTGATATTATTTCAGCTCCTTCGAATTTGCATCTGAAATCCATTAATGTATCCTGTATCTCATTCTCTTTCGGTAATGTAGCGCAGGATAATACCATTTTAGATATCTTATTATATTTCCAATTATCGTGTATCTTATTATGTAGCTCGTGTTCTTCGTAGTCCATTGTAATCGTTGGTTCGTCCCAATAAGTAATAATATTTTCCTCACTGTTGAATGCCAACATGTAATACATTGCTATGAGGTATGACTGAACATCGCATATCATTATCTCCACATTATCTCCTACACTATTATCTACTTTTCCTATTCCGCCGGATTTCCTATGCTTTGTATAATCCTTTGCTGCATAATAATGAAGACGAATGTCCTCTGAACTATCACAACCAAACGCAAATGCTATCTTCTTCTCCATACAAATTGCGGATTTGGCCAATGCTAGACCGACGTGTCGGGATACGCATATAAATATAATCTTATACCCTTCAGATAATCCAAGTGGTGTAAGTGTCTTCCCTGTTCCTGTCGGTGCACTATACAATATTAATTTCGCATCTTTTGATGAATCTAACTGAAATAAATTGTATATACGCTTCTGGTGTTCAAATAGAGATAAGTCTTCGTATTTTAATAACACTTGATTCTTCTCTATATATTCATATGCTTTATGAATTGTATTTAGTATGGATGTTCTTTGATTACCGTATTCTATTACACGATTTGCAAGTTCCAGTATAATCTTATTTGTATTTGGTATTGAAGAACTGAGTAATTGGATTAATGTGTAAAGTGATAATGAGTATTTACTCGTTTCCTCTGCTAATGATTTCAATATTACCTTTATCATATCCAATATAACGAATTCAAATATCTTGTCCTTTTTTGTAAGAATATTGTTGTCCATATTCTCTATTTTGATTATATCGCTTTTTTTTAGAATTTTTGTTTTATTTATACTTGGATTGAAGTCATGTATCGTATCGCTTCCATATTTGTTTATTATTTTATTTACTATTTTACTAAAATATCGTTCGTATAAATATGCTTCCATTTCATCTGAAATATTCATTTTAATTAATTCGTATAGTGAATGGTTAAAATTGGTCTTTATATACACATCGTGAAAACCATCGCATATTAATTTCAATATATACTTTTCATCCTCTCCTACTGGTATTTCAGTATTTTCCCATTCTATCTTGGTGAGTTTTGTTTGCTTTAGATCCATTTTTGACGTGTATATCCTTGTTTTTTAGATAAAATATTATTATCAATTTTTATGAACAACGCCTGTTCAATGGTTTAATTTAATCCATTTTATTTTACATTCATCGTGAATTTATGATATACAAACACATGCATATCATAATTTATACATGTTTGGTTTTTGAATGTCCATATCCATATTTGCGACGTGCTCGTTTTGCTAGAGTAAATGCGGGTTTAGATTTGTCGCAACCACTCTCTAAAATGTCGAAATCTACCGCAGATGATTTACCGCCAGTTAGTGAACTACCCAATCGCGCATACCCCCAAGACTGAGGTGTTTGATTGGGACGAGAACCTGATGAATAATAAGCAGCCTCGCCTTTTTTAATGATTTTATTCATGGCATCAAAAGAACAACCAGTAGCACGTGATAATTCAATTGACGGAACAAGCGTTTTAACTTTATACATTCGATGGGCTTTCTTTGTATGACTCGATTTCTTACTTTTGAATGATGGTACATTCTTTCTGGTGTAATATTTACCCTTTTTATATAATTTACGCGATTTTACTAACATTTTTAATTGTGTCTTCTTATCTTTTTTTGTAAGACGATCCGGCACATATCTAACAGGAATCATATACTATAATCGAATATATTTTATAGAATGGTTGAATAAAAAAATACACAATCCGTCTGTGTTTTTTTTTATTTTTATATAACTCTCTAATATGTAATTTGTTTGCCGCGTATATCTAAACTATATGGTCACAAGAACCACCTGACTGTAAGTATTCGTCTATATGAGATGGTAGTGTAATGTCGTGTTCATGCTTCAAATAACATTTCAAGCATGTAATTGTATCCACCATTGCGTCGTGTAAATTCACGGGAGTAAACCCAAATAGTTTATCGTGTAACTCTACCAATTTTGGTGACTTGTTATACTGACCGTACATACCATTTAATTTAATGTTACAAAATTGCTTTGTTTTAAGCATCGAACAGTATGTGTCTATATCATGAATACCATTAAACATTTCATTGAACAAGAAACAAGACTCGGGAATTCTTCGTAGTCTTTCTCGATTACGGTATATCTCTGTTTCAATCATCCTCCTATCAAATGATATATTATGAGCTACGATACGGTCAGCTAACATATAGGCATTGTAGAAATCAAATAATGCGTCTTCAATCGGCACACCTTTTAACGCGCATGTCTCTTTTTTTATACCTGTAATTTCTGTTATCTTTTCTGATATAATTACATCTTCAGCAATCTTGATATAATTATTATATGTTTGTTCTATGATACCTGTCTCTATGTTATATAATAGATAACTTAATTGGAGAATATAAGGATATTCTTTGATAATTGGTTTTTGTGTGTTTTTGTCATGATTAGGCAAAAGACCATTTGTCTCAGTGTCGAATACAAGAATACGTTTAATGGGCATGATATTAGTAGTTGTAGTTATTGAACTTAATTTGTGAATAATGGTTTTTACTTTTTAGTTTTACAAATCAATTTTTACAAATATTTGTAATTATTTATTTAATTTGTTACATAAACTATTGTGTGTTTATATAATAACGACCATTACTTTTCGCGAGATTCTTTGATATTTATAAATATAAATTATATACTACTTAACTATTCCTTGAACTTTTGGATTCCTGGATTTTTATATATTTATATAAATTGTCACTTTTGTAACCATTTATCGATTGCCTGACGCAATTTAAGATAACACAATCGTTATTAATATTCAATAATAGAATTTGAAATCTGATAGATATTTAGAGAACCTTATAGTTATTCTCTGCTTAATCTTTAATTATAAATTGGTATATGTGGTTAATTTTAGCGAACATACAAAACCTCCGTGATGTTTATTTTGATTAAAGGTTCATAGAAACATATTCACTATAGTGACCATTGTTTTTCGAAAGGGTCCGTATCGGATTTATTGGAACTTTGAATTATAGACTCTCCATTGTTTCAAATAATATTTTTTATGAATTACTGTAAATCGAGCATCTTTTTTTATGTGAGTATTATATAGTGCTAATGACTTGCAATCGTGAAACGGATGAAAATGAAGTATTCGGTGGTGTTAGTAATCCTTTTAATATGAGTAATTCTGAAACAAACTTCAAACATGACTTTTTTGAAATGTCTATTAATACCTTCGGATCTTTAATATTATATAATAAAAAGGATATTGGAGGTAACCCGATATCGATAGATAATGCCGATTATCTATTAAAAATTACTAAGAAGACTACTGATACTGGTGCTGACAATATTACAACAGACATGAAAGAGTTATTTAAAAACTATTTGATTTTTTTTAATTTTGTTATTGTATTGTTAAATAATAATAAGACATTTACTAAAGATGATGACCTTATTACCTTTTTACAATTGAAAATATATAGTAGTAAAGGTATTACAGCTTATACTCCATTACTACAAATTCTCGGTCAAAATAATAAAATTAAACCAGATATAATTGCGTTTTCTCACAAAGTAAACAAAAATTTGTGGGTCAAAAGTGGTATGACTAATAAAGAAGACAAAACATTGAAATATGGAAATGAAACAGAAACAGGAAACGCAGTCTTAATCGAAACTGGATATACCCTGATTCAAAGAATGTTGGAAAATGTTACAGCAAATGTTCCAGCAAATGTTCCAGCAAATGTTCAAGTCAATGTTACTGAATTATTCAAATTATTGGCATATCGCCTGACGATAGATACCCAGACAGAAAATTCAAAAAAGTTATTATCTAAATTAAATGAGTTAGTAATAAAAAACCAAAAAAACTATCTTGTTTTTTTAGATGAGTTTTACGGTAAATTTATAGCTGCTGATGTCATTACGGATAATGGGCAGGGGGCGGGGGCGCCGGCTCCGCCAGATTCTCCTCCGACTTCTCCTTCTCCTCCGACGGAGGAGGAGAAGACGGAGGAGGAGGAGAAGACGGAGGAGAAGAAGACGGAGGAGAAGAAGACGGAGGAGGAGAAGACGGAGGAGGAGAAGAAGACGGCGGTGGAGGCGCTGGATGCGGCGGTGGAGGCGGCGGCGCTTAATGGCGGTGGTAAAAAATCAAAAACATTTAAACGTAAACAGCGACAGAAGAATAAGTCTGTGCGTAGATTCACCTACGGTGGGCGTAAAGCACACGAACAACAACAATCAGAACAACAACAACAACAACAACAATCAGAACAACAACAACAATCAGAACAACAACAACAACAACAACAATCAGAACAACAACAACAATCAGAACAACAACAACAATCAGAACAACAACAACAATCAGAACAACAACAACAATCAGAACAACAACAACAATAACAACAACAACAACAATCAGAACAACAACAAATGTGATAAATACATTAGTAACTAAATTTTATTAATGTATATTTATACAAACCCGGGTTTTTTTCATTTGTAACACAAAAACACACTATTTGTCAATATTTACGAATGTTCCAATAATAATTGTTTTTCGAGACGTCGTGGACTTCTATATTTTAACAAGTCCATGCATTTCGATGTGGTAGGGAATTCATCATTTCCATATATGTCTTGCATCAATAACCATTCGAACAGTCCACCCATATAAATATAAACTTGTTTTACACCCAGTTTTACAAGCTGTTCCTGTTTCAATCTAACACAATCGTCACTACAATTGCGTCCGTATATAATTACTGGTAAATCAGGTGTACGGTAATTAGATATCTGTTCATTGATGGCGTTCTCTTCGCGGTCACATGGAAGAGTACCATAAATGAGTAAATCCTGTTCGTTAGCAGATAGTGTATTGATAATAATAAAATTAGTGGAATGTGATATAGCATACTTAATATCCTCAAAACCTATATATTCCTTTATATTTACAGAACCTCCTGAAAGGAATGAGAACATACAATAAACTAATAATTACAACAAATAAATCTTTATGTAATTACATAGTTTGTTAATAAACATTACGATATAATAAGTCATTAAAAAACGAAATAAAAATGAATGTTCTATATATAATAAATGCCGTTTTATAAAAATGAACGTGGTTTTGTGGTAAATGGCGAAGAAATATTACTGGTACATAATTTGTGTACAGGTGCAAAACGGATATATGTCAACAGTATATTGATTCGAATTATACCACCGTATATATATAACTTTTCGAATAGGTATCCGATAATTATAAATGGTGTAAATTATGAAATAATAGTGAAAACCGGTTGGAGGTACAAGTATGAAATTGTATCGAGGCAACACGGGTATGGTTTATTGGATGAAGCGTTGTTATAATGTAATTAATAATTGATTTAATACAATAACATAAATTATTGTATTAATGACTCGACTATACGAATAGAATGCGTTTATTGGTAAAATTCACTCAACGGATTCTTTCTCGAAATCATAATAGTGATTAATTCTACAGAACAAATTGAAAATATTATCATAGTTATTCGTAATAAATTGAATAAAAAACAGATGTTCTGTTGAAATATTAAAAGATGAACTGTCTAATGCGTTGAATGAAAGAGAGTATCAATCCACTGTTATCATTGAATGGTTGGAATATATTGAATGACGCTTTGTTATTACTGTTTGTTTTCATAAAATTGATTAAAATTTAAATCAAATAATTACAAAAGCACTCAAATAACCAATATGTCACATCTCACAATACTTCCAATAGAAATAAAAACTATAAAAAGATTTATACGCTTATGGTGTATAAATTTAAATAGATTAGAACCCGTCTTATATGGCGGTGATAAAATAACATACAAGTGTATAAACGTGTTTTTGGATAAAAAAAGATCAGAAAATGATTGTAATAACAAAAAAAGAGAAAATATTATAGGTTGTATAATAAATAAAATTATTCCAACAAATTATTATAAATATTCAAAAAGATGGTGTAATTTACAAAACCAGATTGACTTATTTATAAAACAACTATGTGAACAAAGGAATATAACTTGCTCTAATAATAACGTATGTATCCATAAAGCAGGACGAGGGAATCACTATGACTTTAAATTAATCATAAATAATATTGAAGAATTTATGGTGGAATTTAAATTTAATGTGTCTTGTGTAAATGATACACCTCAATTCGTATCACCGATGAAACCTTCAAAATATTTGGATAGTTCTTATGAAGCCTATTATTATGACAATTATTTCATACCATTGAACAACAAATTCAATATGCAATTGCCCAGCAAAGAAGAATACCTGAAATATATACACTCACCTAATCCACTGTGTTTAAAATGCCATCAGGATAAATATTACAATGGATGTAAGAATAGTAGCAAATATACTGCTAAAGAAGATGATATTAATTTTTACAACAGTTCATTAAAGGCATCATCTGATAGTATTGCTAGTTTTATTTCAAAATATGGCGTTAAGCAAGATAAACTCACAGAATATTTATTAGAAACACAAAAAAATAAATTTTATATGTTATATAAAGATGGAAATTTACATCTAGAGACAATAAACCAAGATGACTATATCATTACTGAAGTTACAAACGATATAAAAAGGAAAAATAGGTATATCGCGACAACTAAATCTGGTAAGATTATGAATATATTATTGAGGTGGAAAAATGGTAACGGTATTGCTTTTCCTGCTTTTCAAATATCGTAAATCGGGAGTATTTCACATAGTTCAGTAGTATTGATGGCATTGTTACCGAAATAATTTTTAATAAATTCGATAGTTTTTATATTTTCAAATGATTTGATAATTTCCTTGTATTTTATTATTAAGTTTTCGTTACTGATAGGTTTTTTATAATTGATACATATTAAATGGTTTTCAATTAAATATTGAGTATTATTATTTTCATTAATAATACAATAATTGAAGTTGTATGTTCCTACCCCATATCCTCTATTAATAACTAATAATGGATTATTCGTTCCGGTCTTATTTATATAATTTTTTTTCTGATCGTTCGAATATTGTTTTATTGATAATTTATTATTTGTAATATCAGAACTATATATTAATAATGTTTTGGTATTGTCATGTGTTAGGTCTTTTTTACATTGATTCCATACTACATTGCCAACGCTAACATTAAAATCTAAGTTGCGCAATGTGTTAGAATTAGAATATAATGTTTTTAAAGTTGTAATTTTATCTGTCGTTCCAAATATGGTAAATCCTGAAATGTTTATAGTGTATTTGGTATTGTTATCATCTAATGGTGGTTTATTTTGTAATATTAAAATTATTGTATCCTGTTTAGTTTCTATATAATCATCATTACATTCTATAATATTTAATATTTGAAAATTGTCAACTATGTATTTTCTTGTTTTGTCATAATATAAACAATTAATAAAGTTATTAGGCAGAATAAAACTAACAATCCCATTACTGTTTAACAATTTTAATGATTTAATAATAAACAACAGGAATATATTTGGTCTTCCGTCGAAATAATTGTAATATGTTTCATCAACTTCATTTTTTTTCATCACAAAATACGGTGGGTTTCCTATAATTAAATCGAATTTTTTATGAAATGTATAACTTAAATAATTGTCGTTAATTAATGTAATATTATTTTGCTTGAGATGTTTGATCGATTCAAATATGGTTTTATTCAGTTCTATTCCAGTAATGTTAATATTTATATCATACATTTGGTTGAGTGCTAATATATATTCACAAGAACCACAAGAAGGTTCTAACACTTCTTTTACATTTTTCATATAAGGTTCTAATAATTTGATATTTGTATGAATTGTTTCTGGTGGTGTGAAATATATTCCGTTGGATTTTTTCTCATCTTTATTAATTTGTTTAGTTAACGTTTGCGATAATTCTGAATATTTAACCTCGTTTGTTTTTTTTAATTTTTCTTCGACTATTTTATTTACAATTACTCTATTCTTATCAGTATTATTTTCGTTTGGGTTTTTACATTTATTATGAGAATTGTATTGAGATTTTTTTAAAAATTCTATTCCACAACCTTCGCAAATATATTTAACCATTTTCCTTGTAATTGTTGTTGTATTGTATTTTTAATTGATTTACAATCAATTTTATAAATTGGCTTAATTTACACCCTATGTAATTCGCTAAATAACATAAAGCATATATTACATTAGTTGCGTTGATAGTAATGGCGTTGATAGTAATGTTATTATTTTGTTATAATATTCCGGTATTTTGGGTAATATTATCTATTACCTTACTTATTGTGTTTTCTCTTGGATGATTAGGAGTCAGATTTCGCTGAATAGAAATACATTTCATAGAGAATTCTGAATCGGCATCGTCATATTCATCTGAGTGAATACCCTGTTCTTTTATTAATCTTTCGAATGTCATCCTCGTTACTTCTTGAATTCCTTTTTTCAATGTATCTTGAGAACCTTCTTTATCCCATTCATTATTTTCTTTAATATACAATGTCTTACGTTTTTTATCTGTGCAATGAATCGGTTTATTATTCATTCCCAATCCTTGTAAATTCTCAATAAAAAGCTTGGTAATACCTTTGATATACCCATTTTCTACTTGGTTCTCTAAATCAGTAAGAGAAACTTGTATTTGTTTTATAAAATCAGAAAAGTTGAGTGCGTCTTTAGACTCACTGTTTAAAAATAATTTCGAAATGAACTAATTGTTATTATTATTAGTAGTATTAACAATTCTAGTAAATAACACTATAATCGAAGGTTTTTCGGTGAGGTTCTCTTGAATGCTATTTGAAATTTCAATTGGACATCTTTTATTGTGATACCATATAATACTCATAGTTTATATATTTTACCATATTCGCATTTATACAATACGAGGGTTTTTTGGGTTTTTTCTGTTCGATTTGTTCGAATTATATATTTTGCTGTTCATTAATGTTATATGAAATTTGTTTTTTATTACCATAAGTGAATTCATATATATCACCTACATATTTTTGGGGTTTTTTTGGGTTTTTTTATGTTCGAATTGTTCTAAATATTCGAACATAAAAAAACCCTTAATATTACTAATTGAAATTTATAAAAAAACTTATGCTAACAAAACAAACACGAAAAAACACGATTTACTGCATTATGCTTTCAATCACTTTTTCAAAAAAGTCATTGAAAAAGTAATTTTATAAATCTGAAATTTGGACATTTATAAATGTCCATTTTTGAGAAAATCAAAAGA